ATCATATCTTGGGTAGCTTGAGCTGAGGTGGATTGTATTATATGTAAAACACTTGTACCACCTGGGTTTATATATCTAGATGTATCATCTGAGTCGTAAAATATGGGAGCTCTAAGATCGCTGCTTGCTTGTAAAAAACCTCTATTTACATAAACATTACCACCGTCTTCAATTGTTAAAGATTGCTTAGGGCCTGCGGCATATGAATCTGTAGTAAAAAATCCTAATGTTGTGCCTGTAGATGCATTTTGTGATACATAAATACCACCTTGTATTGATGTACCATTCCCAGTAAATGTTATTAATGGTGCCGTATCTGCACTACCATTAGTTCCCCCTGCTGCCGACGTAGAATGCAAGGCACCTTTTGTTGTTGTGTTAACTTGAAAAGCTCTATTACCCGCTGTTGTTCCTGATGTTATTCCGCTACTTTCAATAGAGACTGTTGTACTAGCACCTCTTCCTGTTACCGTAGCTAGTGTATCAGATTCAGATTGTAAAAATGATGATGCGTGCAAACCATCAAGTAAATCAGCATCTAATCCAGAACCTGAGCCATCGTTATTATCTGTCCATATTTTTCTCCAGCCGCTCCAGGAATTATTATGAGATCTAAGGTAACCAGAACCATTAGATAGATGAACAGCTAATTGACCTGTTACATTTCCGTTGTTACCAAAAGTAGATATAGCGTAATGCTCATTAGTAGGATTGGAGGAGTTTGGATCAACCCTTCTACTGGATGGCGTTGTATAATCAGGAGATGTGGCATCTGATAATTGTTTTACAAAGCCAGTAGAATCAAGCCCATCTAGCAAGTCTGCATCTAATCCTGAACTTGAACCGTCGACTGTTTTAATTTTTGTTAATACATCTGAAGCTGTATACGAGCTTGATGCTAAATAACCTGCGCTAGCATGGTTACCCCATCCGTATGCTGTATCCCAGTTTGTGTTATTATAGCCTGATGCTGTAATTGTTCCTGTAACAGTAACTCCTGCACTTGTTGTTTCAAGTTTTGTAGTTCCATAATGTTTAATTTTGACTCCACCACCACCACCATCACAAACAATATACTCAACTAAACCTCCACTACCATTATCATTTCTTAATATTAAATTACCATCGTTTTGATTTTGGTCAATATATAAAACACCAGTATAATTTTCTAAAAAAGCATTTGATCCATTATGTTTTATTTTAAAATCAGCACCAGATCCAAAATTTAATTGTATATTATCATTAAATTGTACATTACCTGTAAATATACCACCAGCTAATGGCATTTTAGTTGCAATACTATTTGTAACTGTTGTACTAAAGTTTGCATCATCACCTAAAGCTGCTGCTAATTCATTTAATGTATCTAATGTGCTTGGTGCACTATCAACTAAATTAGATACTTGTGTATTTACATAACTTTGTGTTGCATAACTATTTGTTGTTAAATAACTTCCAACTCTTGCATCTGTATAATATAAATTTGTACCTTCAGATAAATCTGATGTACTTAAATCACCTATTCTTGAATCAACTCTGGCAGTTGTAAAGTACAGATTACTTCCTTCTCCAATATCTGAAGTAGTAATACCGTGACTTGCGTGTAAGTGTCCCTGAGTTATTGACCCGTCTTGTATAAAATCACCTGATACTTTAGTTAATGCCATAATTTAAATTATAAATAAGTTTCTAATTGCGTAATTTGTTCATCTGTACAACCTTCCCTGAACCAATCTTTAGCAAGCATAATTTGAATATGTCTTTCATTTCTATCTAACCTATCTGCTTGCTCTTCATCTAATGATTCTAAAGCTGAAAGCTCTTCACATAAATCATAACTATGAAAACAGTTTTCAATGTGCTGCTGCACTTCTTCTGGTGTTAAATTATCATCCATTTATTTGAGTTTTTAATGTTTCTATTTCTGCTTTTAATTCTTTAATAGCTTTTACTAATACAGGTATTAAATAATCATTAGTCATTTTTAATTTATTTTCGTCTGTATTATTTACTATAATTGGATTATCGCCTTCAATTTCTAATACATCTTGTGCTAAAAATCCAAATCTTTGTTTTCCGTCTGGAATATTTTCTTCTCTATTATTTGTAAATTCATATACCTTAGGATTTAATTGATTTATAAAATCTAATCCGTATGGTATATCAGCAATATTACCTTTGTCTCTTGCATCGGATACTGTTGTCCAGCTAATTTGTATGTAAGCACTTGTATGATCATCATTACCCATTTGTATTTCATTAGACCCTGTTGTTACAATGCCTAATGAATTTGAATTGCTTGGATTATTACCTGCTGCTTCTCCAATTAAAATATTATTATTACCCGTTGTTACAAGGAAACCAGCATTTCTACCGATACAAACATTATTATCACCATCACCTATATTATGCGCAGATCCAAAACCTAAAGATGTATTACCATCCCCGCTTATTGTAGTATTATCTGCTGCTTGTGATCCTACAAATGTATTTTGCGTACCTGATGTACAAAATCTACCAGTTAATGCACCTAAAAATGTATTGTTACTTGCGCTACTTGAAGCATGACCACTATAATACCCTAAAAATGTATTATATTCACCTGTTGTTTGTCCATAACCCGCAACTCTACCAATAAACGTATTATAATTAGCGGTAGTTTGATTATAACCTGCTTGGTGCCCTATTATAGTATTCCAAGTACCTGTAGTTAAATTAAAAGCTGCTCTTGATCCTACAATTACATTTTCACTACCTGAATTTATACTGCTCCCCGCTCTTTCTCCAACTATAGCATTTGAAGAACCTGTTGTAATAGCATAACCTGCTTGTTGCCCAATAGCTGTATTATAAGGCCCTGAATTACTTGCTGAAACACCATACAATGCTCTTCTACCTACTCCAACATTATCGCTTGAATTATTGTAATAACCAGCAGCAGAACCTACAAATACGCATTCATTACCACCCGCAGATAGTCTACCAGCATGATAACCTATAAATGTATTTTCTTGCCCATCACCATCTCTACCCGCTTCATATCCTAATGCTGTATTATAACTTAAGCTATTATTATTTAAGGTTTCCATACCTACAGCCACATTATAGCTGCCAGTGCTTCCATTTAAAGCAGCATAACCTATAGCTACGTTTCTTACACCACCTGTTGTACTTTGACCCGATGCAGAACCTATAAAAGTATTATACTCTCCAGTTGTTAAATTATAACCAGAATTTCTACCAACTAGTACATTATGAATACCACTCGTAACTATTCTGCCCGCAAAAGTACCCACAGCTACATTATAACTTCCTGTAGCACCTTCTAAACAATCATTACCAATTGCAACTGATTGTTCTGCTCCGCTTGATAATTGCATTGCTGTTCTACCTATTGCAACATTATTACTATCGCCTTGTGCCGCAGAAAGTGCTTTATAACCTACTGCAACATTACTAGCTCCCACTGTTATAGCGTCACCAGCGTAAGCACCTACAGCTGTGTTTTGCGATGCATTGCCTAAAGAATTTAATGCATAGTGCCCAACCGCAGTATTGTCATCACCGGTAGTAGTACCATTTTCAAATGTTAATGCACCTATTGCTGTGTTACGCGCTCCATCGTTAATTCCATATCCAGCCCTGTACCCAAAACCAGTATTGTAATCGTTTTGTGAATTATACAAGGCTGTATAACCCATAGCTGTATTACCATCCGATATTGTAGTAATCCTCAATGCAAAACTACCAACACCTACATTATATGCACCTGTATTAATATTTTCTAAAGCTTCACCTCCAACCGCTGTATTGTAAGTACCAGTTGTTAAATCTTGTAATGCTCTAAAACCAAAAGCAGAGTTTCTTCCGGCTGTTGCTGATGCTAAAGAACTTGCTCCGAATGCTGTTGTTTCATCACCACCAAATATAGTGTCATCTATAGAATTATAACCGTATTTAGTATGTGATACTGATGAATCTTTATTGTAAATATCTGAATTAGCCGGATCTAGTTTTAATATATAATTATTTTCAATTAAATAATTAGTTGAGCCAATTAATAATTTGTCATTGCTATCAAATATTAAAACTCCATAAAATAAATTATCAGCTGCGTTTGGTGCTAATATTCTTATATTGTTTGGTATTAATATTTCATTTCCAGAAAATCCGCTAGTTGTATTGCTACTAGGATTATATCCTAAACTAATAGAACTTGTTGCTACTGCATTACCAAATTGTGCAACCCTATATGATGGAGAATATCCATAGCGGGTTTGTCGCATATATAATATATCTGGAGAATTTATATCTCCTGCGGTATCTATTTCAAACTCGCTTGTTCCATTAATACCAAGATTTATATTTGCATTATACGAGGTCATTAGTATATTATGACCACTAGAACCTTCTATTCTGTTATTTGTGCCGTCCCAAGCCCCCATATACAATACACGAGTACCATCCGTGGCTCTTATTCTACCATTTGATTCAACTATAAATGTAGACGTACCACCCGAAGGCTGTACATTAAACGTTGATCCCGCATTTGATAATTCAACATTACCAACAGGGTCTTGTAATTTTATAGCAGCTATTCCATCTGTACTTTGGAATGTAGCAACAACATTTGTTGTTCCAGAATTAAATGTTGCACTTGTTCCAATATCAAATGAATTTGTTTTAAAACTATGTATTGTATTAGAAGCATACCTAATAGCCATAACTTCACCATGACCACCAGTAGATGTTCTACCTAACTGTAAAGCTGTATCATCTGAAGATATTTGTATTTCTGGAACTGTTGTTGAATATTTTAATCCTATACCTGTTTGGTCTGCAAATCCTGATGCTGGGTTTACAACAGTATTACCTATTAAAACATTACCTGTTAAAGTTCCACCAGTAAGAGGTAATTTTGTAGCTATTGAATTAGTTACAGTAGTACTAAAATTAGCGTCGTCTCCTAATGCAGCAGCAAGTTCATTTAGTGTATCTAAAGTTGAAGGTGCTGAATCTACAAGATTTGAAACTTGAGTATTAACGTAACTTTGTGTGGCGTAACTGTTATTTGTTAAATAAGTACCTACACGCGTATCCGTATAATATAAGTTTGTTGCTCCTTCAGATAGATCATCTGTGTCATGATTACTCAATGATGCAATAGTTGTTGGTGTTGTATAACTCATAACACCTGTTGTAGAGTTATAACTTAAATCACCTCCTGCGGAAATTGAACTTCTTGCTCTAGCAGTTGTAAAATATAAATTACTACCTTCAGTTAAATCGTCTGTATCTTTTGTTGCAAATGCTGTATCAAATCTTGATGTGTATGATGTTGCTGTAGCAACACCAGACGAATTACCTAACCAAAAATAATCATTAGTAATATTTGGTACGTCATTTGTTCTAAGTATTGATGATACCAATAATGATCCTGCACTACCACTTGCAACTCTTGCAACTTTAGCAATGTTTTGAATTAAATTAGTACCCGTTGGTTTTGTCATTGTGAGACCACCACCGGATTTTACATATACTGTATCATTTGATGATGTACTTGTACCATCAATTGTATCTGTTGTAATATTTCTTAAATAACCACCTGTAATTACATAACCTTCTGCATTTACAGCAAGTGTTTGTAATAATAAACCAGCCGCAGGCATTTTAGCACTATTACTTGCGTCTGCTGGTGCAATCTCTAGTCTTGCTGAACTACCAACATTACCCGTAATATATACAGGTTTTCCTTTGGCTATACTTGCAGTATGTGTATTTTTAACTGGAATAATAACTGAGCCTGCTGATAGATCGTCAGAGGTAGTTGCTGTAGAAAATGTTATGACTTCTATATCTGCATTTAAAGGTGGTGCAGTAGAAAATGTAAGTGTAGCACCACTTACTGAATATGTGTCTTTGTTTTGATAGACACCATCTATGTATACTTGTGTAATGTTCTCATCAGTTACCGATACTGAAAGTGTAAAGTTAACAGTACTATTATCTCCTGTGAATTCATCCAAATAGACAACTGTTGAACTTGATTCGTTAGTTATCCAATTTGTACCTGAACCAGTTGAAGACAATACCTGCCCTGCAACACCTAGATCTCCAGATGAGTCAACTAGGCCTCGCGTAACCTCAATATCGGTTAGAAACTTTTGAGCCATTAAATTTTATTTTATGCTATTTTACTTACTAATACTCTAATGTCGTTAGTAGTAGGTGCAGTACCAAAATCTATGGTAACTACGTTTACTGATGTTCTAACTACGTCCGCATAAACAGTATCGTAAGAACTATTATCATATAATTGTACGTTAACATCTCTTGTATTCAAGTTATGTGTAACTGTATAGGATGTATTTGATCCATCGCCAATTGATGTTGCATATACTCTTCCTGTAATATCGCTTGTTAAAGCTACAGTACCAGTTGCATCCGGTAAAGTAACTGTTCTATCAGCAGTTAATGTTCCAGCAATTAATGTTAATTCGTTTGCGTCAGCAACATTACCTTCAAATATTACACCATTAGATGTACTAACTGTTTCAACATTATTTGTTGTAGTAGTACCTGTAACTTGCAGGTCTCCTAAAACTGTTAAGTCATTGCTAATAGTTACATCATCTGGTAAACCAATCTGTACTTGATTATTAGTTACTGCAGTTTCAATTTCATTTGTAGTACCAGCAAAAGTTAACGTGTCTGTTCCAACTGAAACAGTATCTGTTGTACTTCCGTCTGATATTGTTAAATCTGTGCTGATTGCTGCAGTTCCTGCTGCTGTTAATTGACCTTGAGCATTTACTGTGAATGTTGGTATTGCTGTTGCTGATCCATAAGATCCAGCTGTAACACCGGTGTCTGTAATTGCTACGTCATTTGCATTTGCTGTAATACCAGTTCCACCAACAACATTTAATGTTACCGATCCTGAATTACCACCGCCTGTCATACCGTCTCCAGCAATTACTTCTGTAATATCTCCAGATACTGGTATCCAATTTGAACCGTTATAAAAATATAACTGTTTGTCACCAGCGGTACTGTCATAATATATTTGACCCTCTACAGGTGTACCCGGCGCTGTTGCTAAGTTTTGAATTACTGCATTCTGTAATTCATTCTTATTTAAATTAATGTCTGTTAAGTATTGTAGTGCCATATTTTTTTAGTTTGCATATACCTTGGCCTGAAAGCTTGCGGTAAATGTTATTGTGAATGAGTTTTCGTTTATATGTTGTACATCACCAACAATATGTGATCCGCCTGAATCAACAACTGTTACTGATGGAAATTTATTTAAATTATGTGTTATTGGTTCTGCCACACCTGCTGAGAAGTTTATATTAGGACTTACATAGTTTTTATCTGTTTGCCCTTTTGGTGAGAATGACATTGCATAATATTTATCTGCAATAAAACTTCCATTACCTTCTCTAAACGATACATTTAATGTTGAATAATTTGTGCTTTCAGTTATTGAAGTTATACTATATTGTGCAAAATTATTTTGATTATCTGTTTGCGTAAACATAACAAATAATCCATCAAAGTAATTTATATATTCTTTTATATTTTGGTCGTTGCTGTTAACATGCGAGAACTCAAAAGCTGTTTGGCTATTAAATGTCCCAATACCGCCAGAAGGCAAATTAAACGTACCTGAAATTGGTTGTGTAGCGTTTTTAAACTTATATACTAGCTGACCATTTACATTTATAAGGCTAGACGTATTTAAAAAACCTGCAATGTCTTCTAATTTAAAATTTCTAGTAGCACTACCACCTGAATCTGTACCAATGATTTTATCATTTTTTGATACTGTATTATCAAAGTCGTATCTACTAATTCTAGCCATTTAATTTATTTTTTTACTATAGTTGAAATTTTCTCTAATCCTCTAGATGTAAAATAAAAACCTAAAGCATAAGATAAAATTTGCCCCATCAATTCTACATATTGGTTTGCAATATTAAAGCTACCAAAGTTGCCATCCGTTATTGCAAATAAAGTATATATTGCTAAACTGAAAATTGTAATCATCGGACGAATATTTTTTGAAAGCCATGAATCTGATGACATGTCCGCTTTATGTCTTGCAGATATTTCTTTTTCTAATGATAATTCATGCTCTTGGAATATCAACGTCATTTCTTTTTCAAAATTAGCTTTTTCGTCTTTAGTTCTTACAAACTTGTCTACAAGTCCACCAATTTTATCTGCCACATCTAATCCTGCTCCACCAAATAATTTTGCAAATAATTTTTTCATTTGTTTTTTTTCATTTTATAAGGAACTATTTTATTTAAAGCGTTCCTTCTAGCTTCGCAACCACAAGGTATATTTAATCCGTTTGATACTCTATCAACAACAGATTTAATACCTGTTTTAGTTGTAAATTTATGAATTGTATCGCCTAATCCTCTACTTTTCATTTTAGCAATTCCATTTTCTTCTTGCAGCTTTACCTCTTTCGCTTTTCCAACTACGAGATCTAGCACAGAATGATTTTCTTCTTTTCCAGGCTTTACTACCTCTTTTTAATTTAGAAGGTGGAGTTGTAACTGCAGTTTTTAACTTACTTCCAGGATTATCTCTTCTATATTTAGCTACACCTTTTTTAGTCATACCACCTCCAGCTTTGGAACCAGTACCACCTTTTTTATTTACCTTAGCATAATAACCTAGAGATTTTTTCCTAGAAGGAGCATTTTTACTTGCCATAACGTTTAGATCTTTTTCCTTTTCTTAGCATCTTAAAATCAGCACCCGTAATTTTATTATAAGGGGGTGCCATTTTAGCTATTCTTTTTTGATTAGGAGTTAATTTTTTTTTCATTTTTTGTAAGATGATTTTTTCTTAGGCTTTTTCAAATAAGACTTTTTAGTTTTAAGTCCTCCACCTTTTTTTGATTTTCCTGGCATAATTATCTGTCTTTATCTTTAATCATATCATCTATAGCTTTATTATAAACTTTATCTGTATATGATCGGTTGTTATAGAACGTGCTTCGTTCACTTGTTGGTAAATCTTCTTCTGCAAGCATTATACGATACATTCGCATAATTAATTGTTTACATTTAAAAGAAGTTTTATATATACTATATTTTATAGTCGTTCTGTTTCGGTGCCTCCATACATCTATCCAACCATCTCTTCTAAGTCTTTCCCATCTATCTTTATCCCAACTGTATGTGTAGGTGCCGTCAATAAAATCATTACGTGTAAATCGTTCTTTACAATCTAAATAGATTAATAATTCAAGATCAGCATCCTTTAGGCTATAAGTTTTACAGGCCCATTTTCGAATGAGCCTATAATACTTTAGTAAATTTAAATCTTTTATGTCACTAGCACTTAATCTCATTCGACTAATACTATATCACCAAGTTTTAAAACATAATATAGTTTTCCTTGCCATTGAATTCCATGACCAGCATGCTTATCGTAATGTACTATATCATTTTCACTTAGTATATCTGCATTTGGCCCAGCAGATATAACTTTACCTTTTAAATATCTAACGTCATCATTTTGATCTTCCGTTAGTTCAAGACCGCCAACTTTTTTTGGCGCTTCTTTTATTTTTTCTATTACAACGTAGTAATTAATTGCTTTCATAGTCTCTTACATTATTAATTACACAATCCGCTGAAAATATTGTATTTACTACACTAACTGCATTTTTCAGTGCTGTTTTAGTTACAAGCACTGGATCAATAATACCTTTATTAATCATTCGTACTGCTTTTTCATTTACCACGTCAACACCCATACCTGCAGTCGGATATTCGATGTATGGCAAATTAGCATTGTCCAATATTGTTTTATATGGTGCTTTTATTGCTTCTAATAATATTTCTTCACCTAAACCGTTAGGTTTAATTTTTTGGGAAGCATTTAATAAAGCAACACCGCCACCCGAAACAATACCTTCTTGTAAAGCAGCTTTAGTAGCATATATTGCATCTTCAACCCTATCCTTCTTTTCTTTCATTTCTACATCGGAATCAGCACCAACTTTAATCATAGCCACTTGACCATTAAGCATAGCTAATCTTTCTTGTAGCTTCTTTTTGAAGAATGGGTTTTTTTCTTCTTTGACTTTATTTTCAACCACTTCGATTCTCTCGTTGAGAGTAACGCCTTGGTCAATTGTTTGTAACACCGTGTGTTTATCATCCGTGACAGATAAAATTGCCTGTCCTAAAACATCGGGTTCGATTAAATCAAGATCATCTCCTAACTCTTCATTTATGACTTTCGCTCCGGTAAGGATCGCAAGGTCTTCAATTGTATCTTGTTTTGTTGGACCGAATCCAGGCAAATCTACAACATTTACTTTTATATTACCTTTAACTTTATTAGCAAGTAATGCCGCCATAGGTTGTTGTTCTACGCTTGCAACGATCAACAAACTTCTTTTTTGTTTTATAACAAACTCCAATACATTTTGTATTTTACGAATATTAGGTATCGGCGATGAAACTATCAGTACGTACGGATTTTCTAGTTCCGCTTTACCTTTATCCTTATCTGTCATAAAATAAGGGCTTTTAAGTCCGCAATTTATTCTTGTGCCCTCTACGAATTTAACGTATGTGTCGTGGGTCTCGGACTCTTCCATAAGGACGACACCATCCTTACCTACTTTTGAGTAAGCTTGCGATATAACCTTTCCGAGAGCTGTATCATTATTACAACTAATTGCTGCAACATTTTCAAGCATATCATCTTTAACTTCGATAGCTTTTTTATTAAGATACCTTTGAACTTTATTCAAACCGCTTTGAATTCCATTTTTAATATCTCTTATGTTATTATCGTCTTTTTTGTCATTGGCTAAATGCAATAAAGAATGTGCAAGCACAGTAGCTGTTGTAGTACCATCACCTGCTTCCTTTACTGTATTTTTTGCAGCTTCTTTAATTAAAGTTGCACCAATGTTTTCGACCGGGTCGATTAAGACTACGCTTTCCGCCACGGTTACACCATCTTTTGTGATCACCGGTCTTCCCATTGCGTCTTCATATATAACGCATTTTCCAGAAGCACCAAGGGTAGACTTTACTGCGCTTGCAAGTTTATCTACCCCGTGCATAATTTTATTTCTAGCATCCTTCCCGAAGGAAAGATCTTTTACTATCTCACTTGGGTTATTATATTCCATTAAATTAAATTTTGTTTATAAGTGGTTATTTAAAGGTTTTTACAACTTTAGGTCCTTTTGCGAACTCTAGTTTTTTGTTGTAATGTTCAATACTTCCATCTATAGCAGCTTCTGCTGATTCAATGGTTTCTCTTCTGGTTACTGGTGTCCAAGTATCTTCTGACTCTTGTTCTAAATATTCAGTTTGATAAAAGCCATTTGGTAATTGTACGATTCTCCAGTTCTTTTTTTCTACAAAGTGTTTCCATAAATCTATGGTTTCTTTGGTTATTCCTGAGTTACTATTGTTCGACCAGGAATAGGTTTTGTAATAATATGTCATGGTTTTGGTTTATAATACTATAATTACGTGGTTGTTATATATTTTAAGGTATACAGCTTCCCCACGAAATTACTGTTCCATTGCTACCTATTCGATAATATAAATCATCATTTATAGTAGTAGCTCTATAATATCCACCACCTAAATAATTACTTGAACCGCCAGAGGAGCTAGTATATACTGTATCTCCTGTTGTTGGTAATGCTCCACTCCCATCATGATAAAATGTATAAAAAGTAGATTGATTACATACATTAGCTGGTGTAGATAACGCAATACCAGACGAAGCAAAACTCGTTAAAGACGCACTACAATCTTTGTCGTAACCTCGCCAACAAGAAAAAGCATAAGGGTAAGATACAGGCATAATATTATTTTTTTAAGGACATCCACAATTAATTCCAGTTACAACACCGCTTGAATTAACAGCTATATATGTACAGTCACTAGATCCTTCTACAAGACACGTATTTGCACCATCAATCCAATAATTACCTGAACCTATAGTTGTTCCTCCACAAGGATTTGTATATATAGTCATACCTGTTGTTAAAGTTGAACCACTCATATAAACAGTAATCCCATTAGAATAATTATTATCGTATAATGTGAATGCTGTTGCATTTGCTAAAGACTCTTCAGGGTTAGGTGTGCAGGCTGTATTTATACTAGGGTAACTATTCCCTGAACCTTTGGTATTTCCACCATTCATCATATCGTACATAGATATAGGGCCTGTAACTGAACCTGTTCCGTAAGTTGCATATAAAGCCTCTTGAGCCATATCTAACATTGATAATGATCCACTACTTGGTACTGCCATCTTCTAATACTTTTATTCTGTCTGACAATTCTTTTATTGCTTCTGTTAATACAGATATTATACCTTGATGCCTTAATGATAGTTTACCATTATCATTTTCTCTTACTAACTCTGGCAAAACTTTTTGTACATCTTGTGCTATAAAACCTATATCTTGTTTTATATTTAATATACTATCTGACTCTTTCCAATCAAATGTAACACCCTGTAATTTTTCAACTTTATCTAATGCATTTTCAATTGGTTTTATATTTTCTTTAAATGATATATCTGAAGGTGTACCAAAAGCAATAACGTCTCCAATTACAGTTAATGAACCTGTTGTGAATCTAGCAGACTCAACCATTGAAGAACCGTTATAATTTCTTATAGAAAAATTATGTGCTGAGGCTGTAAGACCAACACCTGATTGATCGTATATAGTTGCCGTAGTGTCTGTTGGATTACTTGCGTTACCATTAAATTTATATGATACTACAGTTAGACTACCACTTGATGTATCATCAGCATTACTTCTTAAATACTTAGGGTCTGTTTGGGTTGTAATATCAAATGATGTAATATATCCAGCCCCGTTTGTTAATTGATTA